AATCCACCAATGGCCGCCAAGCAAGGCGTTCTCGAAATCATTCGTCATATGTGGCAGACACAACGCGGCGCGATGAATGTCATGGGTCGCACTCAGACCGGAGACGAGCTTTACGGTTCAAGCACCTATTCACTCCCACGCAGAGCGATGGAGCTTCTCGATCCTGCAAGCCTTCCGGGTATGGCATAAATGGCAACCTCAACACTGCCCACTTTTACTCAGGCGCTCATCACCGCTTTCCGTGGAGCTTCCACGCTCTCAGGCATTCGCGTATTCGATGGCATCGAAATTGACCAGTCATGGCCGGGCGATGCAATCGTTGTCGGTACTGACGGAAGCATGGAAGGCGATGATGTCATCGCTGGTTCAGCTCGTCAGGAATACAAGCAACTTGGCGCGATTTCAAAATTTGAATATGGCACAGTTACTTGCGCCTTGTGGTCAGCTAATGGAGCTTCTGATCTCACCTCTCGCCGCACTCAGGCCTACAGTCTGCTTGGCAAGGTTGAGACAATTATCAGAAGCGATGTGAGTTTTGGTGGCATCGTTCTATACTCAGGTATAGACAATCACCAAATGTCCTACCGCCAAACAAATGCTGGCGCGGCAGTTGTCGTTACTTTCACCATCAGCTATCAGAGCAAAATCTAGGGAGCATCATGCCTACAATCAAAAATGTTTCACCGCTAGGGGACTTGGTTATTCCAGCTTTGGGCATCACTGTCCTTGCTGGTGCGACTGCAACTGTTTCAGACGAAGCAGCCGCATCGCTTCTTGAACAAACAGAAAACTGGGTAGCAGCAGATAGCACTGCCGCTGCTCCTGCACCAACAGAAACCCCTTCCACCGCAGCACCGGATTCTCCGGTAGCCTCAGCCTAAATAGGAGACAAATATGGCAATCGGTTCCGGTATTGGTTCGCAATTAGGAATTGCAACCGAGACAACCTTCAACACAAGCGTGACGGTTACTCGCTTTTATGAATTCACCAGCGAGAATCTGAAGTTCAACAAGAAAACTGCGGTTGGCATGGGACTCCGCGCTGGCGGCCAGCTTCCACGCTCTCAGCGCCGTGTAGTCACCACACAAGATGTGACTGGCGATATTACTCTCGATCTGCCTACTCGCGGATTGGGACTTCTGCTTTCACACGCTATGGGTTCAACCCCATCAGCAACAACCACCACAACAGGCGTGTATTCCTACACCTTCACCCTTGGTGATGTGTACGGTCGCTCCTTCTCGGCTCAGGTTGGCGTTCCACAATACGGTGGCACCGTCACACCAAAGACCGTAACAGGTTCAAAGATTTCCTCATTCGAGTTGGCAGTTGCTAACGGTGGAATCGCAACAGGCAAGTTCAATGTCGATGGTGCTGCTATGACCACAGGCGTTTCTCTTGCAACTGCTTCGTATTCAACCATCAGCAACTTGTTCAACTTCTCACAAGGCGCGATTACCGTTGATGGTACTTCCGTTGCCAATATCAAGGACTTCACACTTACCGTGAACAACACCTTGAAGGCTGATCGTTACAACCTCGGTGCTGCTGGCACAAAGGCAGAGCAGGTCATCAATGGATTCCGTTCCATCACTGGCAAGCTCACCGCCGAATTCACCGATACCACCTTGTTTGCCAAGTACCTTGCTGATACCACCACCGCTTTGGCTCTCACCTTCACTGGTGCAACCATCGCGAACGGTGCGAAGGAAACCTTGTCCATCACGGTTTCGGCAGTCAAGTTCGATGCTGACACACCAAATGTTCCCGGCCCGGGCGTTATTGACTTGTCAATGACATTCACGGCTTACGACAATGGAACAGACCAGCCTCTCACCATCGTTTATCAGACCGCAGATTCGTCTCTCTAAGTTAGGAAACAGGGGATATGTCAGAGAAAATCAATCTACCGAGTGGCGGTTGGGTCGTAGTTCGTGACCCTGCCGCCGTTCCGGTCAAGCTACGCCGTCCAGTAGAAAAAGCCTTGTTCGTTCTTGCTCAGAGCCAAGCCAAGCAAACCTTGGAATCCACGCCTGACCTCACGGATCAAGAGAAGATTGCAGAAGTCGCTTCCAAAATCAATCCTGAAATTCTTGACCAATTCAATGAGCTGAATGACTTACTCATCCTCGCTCGCGCTGAATCATGGTCGTTCGATTTTCCTATCGTGAAAGAATCCTTGGGCGATTTATCTCAGCAAGATTTTGAAGTGTTGCAGGAATTGTCTGCCAAAGATGTGACTTCCATGATGCCTAAGTTTGGAATCAGCAACGACCCTAATTCCCCCACCAAGCCCTCAAACGCTTAGGTAGGGCGCTTGGGGGCGGCACTGTTCTTGGATCACTTCCAGAGCAGCACAAAATCTATCGGCTTTGCACACTGCTTCACTGCACACCTTCGCAATTAGAAGAAGAGTCAGCAGCCACGCTAGACTGGCTTCTTGCGATTGATGATTTATATGCAGAAACCAAAAGAAAATTGATGGATGGAGAATTGTAGATGCCGACTCCACTTATCAGCGCAGCCTTCAAAGGCTTGACCGAGTTCAATGCGGCCACCGCTGAAATTGAGTCGCGAGTTGATATTGCAACCATCACTGCAATTCGAGCCAATCAGAATAAGCTCAAAACCGCCATCCGTGGCAATCTTCGTGGCGCTCCTCGTTGGACTCAAAAGGGCGCGAACCGAATCACTGGCGCAAACTTTCAAGTACCGGGAACGACAGGGCAACACAATGCTCCTCGCGATGGTGGCCCCGGAAGAATGACTGGCGATTTGTACCGAGGCGTTGGTGGCGTGAAGAATCCTAAGAAGGGTTTGGATGGCTTCTACACTGGCGGCGTAGGTATTGGCAAGAAACCCAACCGAGTCAAGAAGGCTCCGTTGGAAGCAAAGTTTCCATATTTCAGACCAGCCTTTGAGAAAGTTCAACCTTTGATGGGTGCAACTTTTGATGCAGGTTGGGACAAAGCTATTTCGAGAGTTGGGAGTGTCCTCTAAATGTCTATGCTCCCACCAGTATTCGTTGAGCTGAAGGCAAATATCTCCGAGTTCACCGCCGCTATGGGCGAGGCTCGTACCGAGATTGCCACGACTGAAAAAGTAGGATCATCATCCTTCGACAAACTTGCCACCTTCGGCAAGGCTGCTTTGATTGGCGTTAGCGCCGCAGCAGTTGGCGTTGGAGCAGTCAGCGTTGAAATGGCTGACAAGTTTGAAATTTCTCATGCAAAGCTAGTCGCAGCCTTGAAGAATACTGGCGCGAGCTTTGAACAATTTGCAACACCAATCGCCGATGCTCAGAAGAAAATGGAGCAATACGGCTACACCAACGCGCAAACGCAAGAGGCGCTGGCTAACCTCACCACTGCGCTGAAAGACCCGCAGAAGGCTCTCAATGACCTTTCCATGGCTGCTGACTTGGCGGCCTTCAAGCATATTGATTTGGCTACCGCGGCCACCGCCGTTGCGAAAGCGCAAGAAGGCAACCTGAAGCCACTGAAGCAGATTGGTATTGATCTGCCTGTCGCTGCTGGTGGCGCTCTTGCTTTACAGAAGGCGAACGATGCTCTTGCTAAGGCAACGGAGAACGCGAGCGCCTATCTCAAACTCCATGCTGATGCAGTAGATACAACCAGCAAATATCACGCCACCTATGAAGCTCTTCTCGGCAAGGTTCAGGATGCTCAGAAGAAAGTCAATGACGAGGCTTCTGCTGGCACTACCATCATGAAGGATTTGGGTCAGGCTATCGGTGGACAGGCTGCAACGCAGGCCGACACCTTCACCGGAAAGATGGCAGCTCTCAAAGCGCAGTCCGAAGATGTTGCCAAGAATATCGGCATGGCTTTGATTCCTATTCTTGAAAGTCTCGTTGGCGCAATCAAAGATGTTGTGGATTGGTTCGGCAAGCACAAGGCGATTGCAGAAGCAGTCGGCATTGTGGTCGGCACCGTTCTTGTCGCAGCTATCGGCGCTTATATCGCCAGCCTCGTTTCCGCAGCCGCAACCTCAGCCGTCAGCTTTGCCACCATGATTGGTGGATGGATGGGCTTGACTACCGCAGAAGGCGAAGCAACGGCAGGAGCAGCGGCCTTCGATGTGGCTTCCGGCGGTTTGGTTCTCGCTATTGGCGCAATCGTCACCGCCGTCATTTATCTTGCAACACACTGGAAGCAAACTTGGGACATGATCAAGACAGTGGTTGCTGATGTTTGGGGCTTCATCAAAGATGTGTTCAACGGCATGGTTGATATTTGGAAGGGTGAAATCAACGCCATCATCGACCTCGTTGACTGGGCTATCACTCAGCTCAACAAAATCCATGTCACGCTTCCATCATGGCTTGGCGGCGCTTCGTTCGGCATCAACCTGCCAATGATTCCTCACCTCGCTGAAGGCGGCATCGTCTCGTCTCCAACGGTTGCCCTCATCGGCGAAGCTGGCCCCGAGGCAGTCGTGCCATTGTCTAAGTCAGGAATGGGCCTTGGCGGTGGAGTCAATGTGACCGTCAATGTTCAAGGTTCCGTTGTTCAGGAGCAAGATTTGGCCGTCAGCGTTCGTGATCAAATTGCAATCTTGATGCGCCGTAGAGGTTTGAATCCGTCAATCTTGGGAGTGTAATTCATGGCGCTATATGACGGTTCCAATGCTCCAACACTGACCGTTCAATTCGACATTAGCAAAATCGGTGCATTCGCCCTTGGCATTTCTCTTCTCGGTGGCACCGATGTTCTGACCGCTGCCGGTGGTGGCACAACTTGGTCAACTATTCCGACCACAGATATTCGCTCAATTTCTATTCGCCGTGGCCGTACTCGCGAGGATCAGAATAACCAACCCGGTGCGTTGAGCTTGGTGTTAGATAACCGTTCGTATAACTACGACCCGGACAATTCGTCATCTACCTTTTATTGGAATGGCTACTCCATCCTTTCGGCTGGCTTGGGCGTTCGCGTTATCGCCTCTTGGTCGGGAACCGATTATGTGATTTACCGTGGTTACTTGGAGCAGTTGGATGTTGACGAATCTCTCGATCCAGTTGCTACCTTTCAATTCACCGATGCGTTGGCTTGGATTGGCCGTCTAACTGCGGCAACTATCAGCTCGTCCTATTCCGGTGATACCACCGCAACTCGCGTGGGCAGAATCTTGGATGCCGTTGGTTGGGATGCCTCGCTTCGTAACCTCTCAGGCTCTCGCACCATGCAGCCAACCATTTTCGGTCAGAGCGCCTTGCTTCTATCCGAGCAAGCGGCTCGATGCGAATTCGGTCGCTTCTATGCCGACCGCCAAGGCAACCTCGTTCTCTTACCTTACGAATCCACTTTCACCACGCCGAACCGAGTTTCCTTCTCTGATGCTCGGACAACAGGAACAATCGAATATGACACTATTGCAACCGCACCGGGCGCAAAGTATTTGGTCAATACTGTAACTGTTCAACAAACTCAATCAGCCTCGCAGACTTATGCTGATTCGACTTCGATTGCTCGTTATGGCGTATTTTCCAAATCTTATGATGCGCCTTTGTTGGTCGATGCAGATGCTTACACTTTGGCCACAATTATTGCTGGTCGTTATGACCTGCCCAAGACTCGCGTGGACAATATCCAATTCGATGCAGTCGGCGTTGGTACTCAATGGCCTTCCCTGCTTCAGACCGACCTCGGTGACAATGTAAGCGTTCAGCGCACTACGGTTGATGGTCGAACCCGCGTTTTCGCTTCCTTGGTCGAATCTCTCAACCATGACATAACGCCGAACAACTGGCGCGTGTCGATGGACTTGTCCCCATCAACAGGCGGGGAATACTTTATCCTTGGTTCATCCTTACTGGGTGGAACAAATGTCCTCTACTACTAGGAGATAAACAATGGCAACAGGCTTTCCAGTCAAAGGCACAGGCGGTTCGACTTCCTATGCCAACGGAAACACACTTTCGGCTTCTGATCTCAATGATGGGTTCGGAACGCTCAATCTGCTCGCCTCGTTCTATACAGG